TGATTCACCTCTAGGTATAACAGTTTCTCCTGGTGTTAATAATGCAGGAACTCTATCTGTATAAGGTGCACCACCTGGTACAACTCCACCTTTATTAAATTTAAAAAATGATAATAAACTACCGCCTGATCCACTAACAGCAGCAGTTGCAGTAGCAAATGCTAATTGTTGAGCTTTTTCTGCAGTAATTTGTTTTTCAATTGTAAGTTTTTTAGTTCCAAGAAATTCAAATAATTTTTCTATTTGTAATTCAATAGTCTTTTTTATAATTGTTTCAGCTATTGTATTTAAAACGTTTTTAAATAAACTTTTAGTAATTTGTAATAATGAATTACCTTGTCTTAATCCATCTAAAAAACCTGTACTAATTGTATCTGAAATTAATTTAGCTTCAATACCAGATTGTTCTAATAAATCTCTATATGTTGTTTGATTAGCATTAATTTTAGCTTGATCACGAATAAAATGTCTATTCATTGTAAATATTCGTTCATTTAAAGCAGCTATATCTGATTGCTTTTTTAAAAAATCAGGATCAGTAGCAGCACCAAAATTAGGTCTTGAACTAGGATCCCTTTTAGCTCTTGGTGTAGTTTTTATTCCTGAAAATAATTCTTTTTGTTTTCTAGTTAATTTTGTGTAAGAAGCAACAACTTCATTAGCTTCAATTTTCATTTTTTCTAATTCTGCAGCTATTTGTTTTGCAGCTTCTGCCGCTTCTTTAGATTGTTTTGGAAATATTTTTAATTTAGAAACAAAGTTAAGAACAGCTAATTGAGCCTCTTTCATTTTTCTTATAAAAAAGTCTCTAATTGTTTTTACAACTTTCATTATAGCATCATTAAATGCAATAAATGCTACAACACCTATTTGTATTGCAGTTATAACAATACCAACTACATTGGCTCTCATAGCAAGATTTAAAGCGGCCATACTAACTGTTGCTGCTTTAATTTTAGCAGATAATAATACAAATTGTGCAGCAATACCTGCTACAAATGTAGCTACTTTTAATCCAATAAATATTTTAAATCCAGTAACTAATAAATCTATATTTTTAGATACAAATCTAATTGCACCTTCAATATTTTTAAATGCTTGTGCTAAATTAGTACCAACAGTTTTTGCTAATTCTTTTAATTGAGTATCATTTCTTTTAAAATTACCAACTAAAGCAACTAATTGTGCTTTAACACCTTCAAATAAAGGTTGAGCAGCGGCTTGTCTAAATCTAAAATAAGCATCTTGTACAAATGAAACCTGTGCTTCTAAAGTTTGTTCAAAATCTTTTGTTGCACTAGAAAATTGACCACCACTACCAAATACTTCAAAGAATCTTTTTCTAGTTTCTTCAATTGATACTTTAGCACCAGCTTCAAAACCTAACATTGCTCTAACGCCTCTTTCTCTAAATACGTCAGCAGCGGCTATACCACCAGCAAATGCTCTTTGAATTTGTTCAGCAGTTTGTCTAAAATCAAGACCTGTAGCTGCAGCAACATTACCTGTTATTTCTAATACTTTAGCTAATTCATCAGCATCTTTAGCAATAACAGCTAGGTTACCAGATCCAGCAGCAATAGCTTCTAGTGAAAAGGGAACTTTACTAGCAAATTCATTTAACACTTTAAATGCTTTTGCACCTTCTGTAGCAGAATTAAATAATAGTTTAAATCTTACTTGTAATGATTCAGTAAGTTGTCCTGCAGAAAATGTATCTCTTATAAATTTACCAATACCAAAACTAACAGCAGCTAATGATGCAGCAACACCAACTTTTAAAGTTGTTCCTAGTGCTGCAAAAGTTGCTCTTGATTTAGCAGCTGCACCTTGTAATTGTTTTAATCTTGTTGAAGCTATTTGAGCATTTCTTCCTAATCTATCTAATCCGGATTGTAATTGATTTACTCCGTTCTGTCCCTTTACATTAGTAATTATATCTAATTTTACAGCCATTTTTCCTTATCCGTTAGTTATTTCCACAGTAACTTCATCAAAGTATTTTCTAAAAGCAGCCTCTATAAATTTAGTAGGTGCTTGTTGTGAATGTCCATTGTTAAGGAATTCTATGTAAGTTGTACCATTTGTAACAATAATTTTATTTGGTTTATCTTTTGGAACCAATAAATTTACATTAGATGTTGCAGGTGCAGTTTTTTGATTATTATATGTTTCAGTGTATCCAATATACCAGCTATTTCTAGCTTGTCCAGTATCAACTGGAGTTGTTAATTTTACGTCAGCAAAAGCTTTTAATGCTCTTGATCTAAGTTCCTGTTCCATTGCTTTATTAATATCTCTTTTAAGATCTTTAGCAGCAGTTTTTAGACCAATAGTAGTTATTGCCATTATATTAATTTACCTTTGTTTATACCTTTTTTAATAATATATTTTTGTGTACCATTGGCACCAATATTTACTTCTTTTTTAAGGTTTCTAGATAATTCTAATTCTTTAAATTTTTTTTTGGCAATTTTACTGTATTCAGTTAATTTTTTAATATCTCTCATAATTGCCTTCCAAGTGGGCAGTTTTCACCGCCCCACTATTAATCAGATCTTTTAGCTATACTTTTTAATTTATTAAAGCCAGCTTCTAATTTTAGATCTTTATGTGTATTATTTTCTCTCATTTCTTTTAACGAAGGAAATAATTCATTTACTTTAAGAGGTTTTGTACCTTGGTAAGTAGTTTGTGCTAATATAGCAGCTCTATGATCATCTCGCCAACCGTATGGTCTTTGATTAAAATACTTTATCCAACCCATATATTCTTTATTGGACATATTATAAATAGTATCTAATGTAACACCTAATTGATGAGCCATTTCATATTCTGCTAGTTCTTCTTCCCCAATTCACCACCTTTGTCATCTTTAGCTGATAAACCATTATATGCAAGAATTTCTTGCGATAATTCAGTTAATGCTTTAATTGGAAAGTTTTCAAATTCTGAATCTTTCATATTTTCAGCACCAACAATTGTTTGTCTAAAGATAGCACTTAAAGTTTTTAAACCAGCAACATCATCATTTTTATTTACATCTAAAACTTTTTGTAAGTCTTTAATGCCTTTAACTGTCAGTTGTTTGATCTCCACTTCCTGTTTCAGAAATGGTACTTTCTTCGTTACTTCTATTATCTTTATATGTTTCATTTTTTATTTCCTCTAAAGGTTTTTGATATAAATGTTTATTATTCGATTCAAAGTCTTCCATTATTTTTCTAATTTTATGTAACACATCTAGTGTTTCAAAGACTTCTTGTTTATCTTCTACATCTTTTAATCTATCATAAGTTTTTCTTATGGATGTATCTATAGATTTTTTTATGTGTAAAGAAGTGATTCTTAATACATAATATTTATTAAATGGTTTTATCATTATTTTATCCTATACAATTTAATTAAGCTGGGCAATTAAGCCCAGCCTAAAAATTTTTTTATTATGCGTCAGCAAACGGACCAGTATAGTCAGTTGAAGTACTCAAAGTCAAAGTTGCCTGATTTGAATCAGTCAAATTTGGAGCCACTTCAAAAGAAGCCACTTGTCCTTTTACGTAAAATGCAGCATTATCACCAGTAGATGCATTTTTAACATCTAGCTGAAATACATATGTTACACCATCTTGAACTAACCCTTGTAGTGTATTATGTGCACTTGGTACATAATTAAGAGTAAATTCTAAAGTTGGAGCATCAGATTGTCCTTGGATCTGTGAACTTACAGATTGTCCGTAATTTGGTACGTTAACAATGTTAGCGGGTTTACCAAATGAAGGAAATTCTCTGATGTGAGTAACTTCCACAGCACTTGCATAGTCACCACCAGAAGCTATAAAAGCTTGGTGAGTTGTGTCATTTGTAGGTAATGTGTAATTACTATCAGCTTTGTATTTTAGTTTTGTGAAAATACCAGCACCTATATTTGAAATTAGAGCCATTTTTTGTTATTCCTTTATATTATTTTTGGTTAAATTGATCTGAAATTAACAGTATAATTCACGTTAAATAAACCTGAATCTTTTGTGTCAATTCCAATGTTAGTTATAAAGCTATTAGTTGTCTGTAGATATCCAGAGATTACTTCTTGATCTAATAATACTTTTAACATATCAGCAATTTGGTATGCACGTTTCATACCTGCTCCGGCAGGAACAAATATTTGACATACAATTTGACCATTTGCTATTACATCTTTAAAAGCTAGTTCTGATGAAAATGGTAATACAGAAACCCGTACCCATTCATCAGCATCTATTTCCCCTTGATAATTCGCAGGAAATGCTTTTATATTATTAGTCGTCCAAGCGGTGGAAGCAAATAAACCTTCAACAGCTGTTAATAATTGAGATATTGTAGCCATTATGATTCCCTTCCAACAATTAAATTGATAACATAATTATTATCTTCAAAACTATTTATTTTCCAAGTTTTACCTCTAATTACAACATTGTCATAATTATCAATAAGTTTAGAATCTAAATTAGCTGAGTCGATCATTATTTTGCATTCTAATCTAGGTGTATCATCATTAGTTCTATATTGACTTTCAATTACAGCTTTAACCGTAAATGATACATCAGTTGTACTAACAACAGATTGTGTAGTAAAGTTATAAGAAGTTACATTTTTATTTGTAAAAGTTATATCTTCAGCTATATCACCTATAACATTAAATGCGTTTTTTACATTATCTTGTATTAGTTTATGGTAACCCATTAGGCACCTCCACTAACTTTAACTCCCCTATTTGTACTCATAGCAGCTGGATCTTCATATTTAGCAATTAATCTTTGGATTTGATCAGGTAATTGTTTAAAATTACTTAATCCAGATCCTAAATCAAAAGTTAAAGAAACAGAGCCAACAGTTAAATCTTTCAATCTAGGTGAACCAGATGATTGATCTTCTATTGTGCTCATGTTTTTGATCAAATGTAATGAGAGTTCATAGGTCGCTTTTTTGATATCTTCAGGAATTGTTCCATAACTTGTTGTACTTCTATCATCAGTCAAAGTTTCATAATCACCAGATTTACTATCCCAGTAAGTTATGTCTCTTGGCCATGATAAAGGATATGAGGTAGTAGGTAAAGCCGTACCACCCCAATCCAAGTCGTTGAGAATTCCTGTGGCCGTTACTAAAGCTCGTTCAACAGTTTCATCTGTAGCACTATCCCAAGAACTTTGGTTTAGTCTGTCATAGAAATATTCTTCTGCTTCTGTAACAGTAACAAATGAGTTGATTCCTTTTTGTAAAGCCATTATTTTTCTCCGTATCTAATAGTTATAATATTAACCGTGATAAATTGGGAATAAACCAATTTGGTTAACGTTAGTAGCATGTACTGTCCAGTTTGTACCTAGAGCAAGATCAGCATTTGCAGGATATGCAGTTGCACTTCCAGCCCATGATAAACCTCTTGGGTGCATTATATTACCCCATCTAGATAAAACAGTAACAAGACCGCCACCATTACCAGCTAGTTCGTCTCTTTCAATCGCAGTTGGATTTGTTTGTGCAATATCACTGTAATGTACAGATCCTGCTTTACACATGTAAGAAACTTTTAAACCTGATGGTAAGTTTGCAGTTAATGATTGGTTGTTTATAATAAGTCTAATTTTTCCACCAAGAATAGTAGAGAAATTGAAGTTACCGTCTACAACAGGAGCAACGTCAAGAACATTTTCTTTTCTCATAACGTTGTAAGTTGCAGTATCCACTACTAAGTAGTAGAAAGGCTCTTCGAATTCACCTTTAACTTCTGTGATAGCATCTAATAAAGTATCAAAGAAAGTGCTTCTTGATTGGCTTGCACCAGTAGAATTAGCAAATAAAGGCTTAGGAGCGTCAGATCCGTCTGAACCAGTGTAGAAACCAAAAGTTCCAACCTTAGCAGCAGCATCGTTAGTTCCGATTGCAGTTGAACCCCAAATTTTGTCAGCAACACCATTTAGGATAGATCTTAATTGTAGATCTTCTCTTCTTGCTCTTACTGAAGCAAATTGAGATCCTAAGTATGCTAAACCGTCAACTTTTGAGATTAGTTTTTGAACAGACAATTCTTGTGCAGCGATATGATCAATATTTTTGATATATACTGCAGATTTGTTTGTTACTGCCATTTCATTTATATTTTTATTTGCAGCAGTTTCGTTTTGCTTGTGATACGATGTTGGATCAGTAAAATCTAACCATCTTAGTGTACCAGTGTAATTTTCACCTGAATCGTTGATTCTAGCGTCAGAACCAACCATAGCAGTTGAAGTTAATAACGCCGCATCAGCTCTTGCTGCTTGTTCGTAAGCAGAAATAGCTTTAGCTATGTTATTAAAATTTGAACTTGTTACAGCCATTGTTTTATTTTTCCTTTTATTATTTAATGCACATATGTGCGGTTATTATTATAAAAGATAGTCTATTCAGACCATTCACCGTCAACTTTCACTTGCCCTTTTGCAACGGCATTGAGCATTTCTTCAGTTGACATATCTTTTATAGATCCGACAGGATTGGTTCCTGTACTTGGCTTAGCTGGAGATATTCCAGAGCCCATATTCGCCTTAACAGAAAATAAAAATGCATTATTTTCATCTTTAGCATAGTTTGACACAGTCTCACCGATACTAGATCCACTTTCATGAACCCAATTTCCTGTAGCGTCTTTCTTTAAACTATTTACAATATCTGAATAAGCCATATTAGCGGCTTTTTCTGATTTAAAGTTTAAAGCATTAAGCTGAGTACGCACGGCATTATCTCTGCTCAATTCTGTGTTCTTTTGTTCATATTGTTCAAGTCTAGCATTAACTTCATTTAATTTCATTTGCATTGCTTCAGCATGTTTACCTTGTTGTTCAAGGCCTGAAATTTCAGCTTGTCTTTTCTCTTCTTTAATTTTATTTACTTCAGACAAAGCTTCATCTCTTTGCTTATATGCATTATCTAAATTAACTTTAATATTTGCTATTGCTTTAGAAACTTCTTCATCAACCATTTGTTTTATATCTGGTTTTTTAGTTTCTTCTACTTTATTTTCTTGAACTTGTATATTTTCAATGTTTTCTGACATTATTTTTTCCTTTGGACACGGCCTTAGTTATATTTAAATTTAAAAACAAAAGATTAAT